GCCAATCAACTTCTAATTCAGGATGGTGATGGTCACGCCGAAGCTATGGACGTGATTCATAAAGATACTTTAAAGCACGCTCGTGATTTGGTTGATCTGGGTTATAATGTTGATCAGCGTAGCGCGGCTACTATTTTTGAAAAAGCAACTATGATGTATAAGGTTGCGCTAGACTCTAAAGATTCAAAACGCAAGTATCAGCTTGAGGCTATGAAACTCATGCAGAATCAGCGTAAACTTGAATTAGATGAACAACGTTTACGATTCGAAATGGGTGAGCAGTCAATAGAAACTACCACAACTATTATTGAAGATCGAAATGATCTAATTAAACGTGCCCGAGAACAAGCGAAAGCTAATGCTCAAGAAGTTGAATTGTAATTAGGAAATTCTTTTTGCCGTTCTAAAGGCAAGCCTGCCACGTATGCGCGCGCATAATCGAGACTTTGAATACCATCTGGATCGCCATTATTTAAAATCGTTCGCTTAACGGTTTCTTCAAATTTAACCCAATCTTCGTCATCGTAATAATCTGGATAAAATTGCTTAGCATATTCGCGCCGACCTTGCGTCTTATAAACGTGAGCCATTTTTTCTGCCAGCTCTTTTGATTTTATAGGAGTAGGAGAGCAATGCAACATGGAACAGCTTTCTTCCACGCCATCCACAAGAGATTTAATTTCTACACTGCATCCATAGGGATCGCTAGGACAGAATATTTTCTCAATAATCAAGCCGGGATGCCCGCGACAACCTTCGGCATACTTTCCGACTACTAATCGCTTGTGCATATAATTCATGCGATTTTTTGTTTTACGCCAATGTCGCATAGTGAATTCCTTTGAACAGCCACCATAGCCAGAATTTTAATCCTCGTCAACCAGATTTCGGATAAATAACTACAAAACCGTTTTCCGGGGACAATCATGAGTTTAAAACAATACATCGCGGAGGGCGAACGTAGATATACCTATCGTCTAAAAACTATCACTCCGCTCGATGATAATGCAATGGATAAAATTGAGCGTGAACTTTTGAAATATGATCCAATTGACATAAGTCGTCCACGTAAGACTATGTTTCAAGTCAATCCTCTTGATTTTACAAATGTTCGCGGTATCGACAAATCAGCAATGGAAGTGTTCATAGTTGATATGGAACTTGGGCTCCCCGCAAGCCCTTCAGTTTTGGCGAAGGCTTTTCAATTAGCTCTTACTGTGCCTGAAGATCATGTTATTGTCCGTGCCCCCAATGATCCAACTGAAGTTGAAAATGAGCGCCTTACTGCTGCGGTCGAGATTGGTGCAGAGGCGAAAAAGCTTGGTTTGACACCTTCAGGACTATTAACCGATCCGACTTATTCGGAAGTGACTACGCCAGCCGATCTTTATGGGAAAGTCCACAACGAAAAATTTCTTGACGCTCTGCGCGCAGTTCAAAAAGAGCGTGAAGCTAAACAGAAAGTGGATGCCACTAATCCATTGTTCAAATGGATGGACATGCCTCCGGGTATAGTAACCGACGAAGGCGACTATAATGCTGACATTCCTGACGCGCCTCGCATTGGAAAAGTCTCGAATGCTGGTGTTGTGAATGGCGTCATTGATGGTGTAAGCAATGCAGGTAATCTAACAGACCGTCGTAGAACATATAAAAGACTATACGGTAAGGATGGTAAGCGCACAATGCTTTCCAGAGAAGTGGATACAGGTATTGATCCAAAATGAGAAAGCTCCGAGAATTAATGCAGGGCAATCCTTTTGAGGATGATCCATTTGAAGATGCATCTCAGCCTAATTATTTGGACGATTTTTTAAAAAAAGGCGTTCCTATTCAGGCTGATTCCTTTGAGCTTGATTATCTGAATTCTCTTTTAAACAAAGGAGGATGTGATGATCGATCTCTTATTGCTGGTGCAGAGTTTACACATCAGGGTTATATCAAACTCGCCAATGCGATGAGTGAAAAATTAGGTAAGCATATTTCTCTCAAAGATATACAAATGATGATCAATGAGCTTATGGAAAAGCTTCGTTCCGACCATCATCAAATGGTCGAAGATTACGAAGAAGTTCTTGACGAAAACGATGAACGGTATAGTTACGAAGCTGATTTTCTTGGAAACGTGACAATTCGGGATGATCAAACAGGCGATGAAAAATATATACAAGGCAGTGATGCATCTTCTTTGATGAATGACCTTGACAGCACTGTAGTTGATTCTAACAAGCAACATATTTTAGCTCAATATATGAATGACGATAATATCAACGAAGCATTTGAACCCGAAGATTTGGACAGTTATGAACCCGAAATAGAATCAAAAATGGGAACCTATAATTTTCCTTGGAAATCTGGTAATAGTCATGGTACTGCTACTGCAGAATATTCGGGTAAAGGTAAAATTAGTGTCATTTCCGTCCGCGACGAAAATGGAGATGCAGTTAAAATGACCCCCAATTTGGATGCTGATCTTCATCGTCAAGCGGTAGAGTTTATCGGAGACGCTTAAAATGAGATTGTATGACTTGTTTGAAGATCGTGATCCATATGAAAAAGAACATTTTAATGATCTTGATCAGACAGGTTTTTATGGAAAACGAGGAGCAGGTTGCATCTTTTTAGCTAAAGATACAGGTCGCTTATTGCTCGCGCACAGGTCAAAAGATGTTTTGGAACCTCACACATGGGGCTCTTGGGGAGGAGCAATTAATCCAACGGGCGAATCACCAGAAGATGCTGTTCGCAGAGAAGTGCAAGAAGAAACTGGGTTTAGTGGTCCTATTGATCTTCAACCACTTTTAGTATTTTCTAGTGGCACCTTCAAGTATTTTAACTTTTTAGCTATTGTTGATCATGAGTTTTCACCTGTTCTCGACTGGGAAACGCAAGGCTACAAATGGTGTGAGTGGGGAAAATGGCCATCACCTTTACATTTTGGTCTTAAATCTCTCTTTTCTGATCCTGCTAGTTGTGCTAAAATCAAAGCTGATATTGATTCCTTTAAAGAAGTGGATGAAAGTGTGCAACCTTCGGTACCACCTTTTCTAAATATTGTGTTTGATGTTCTTGAACAGGCTAAAGACAATAATGACGAAATGGTCATAGCGGCATGTCGTCGCTTGATTGTGGCTTTTCGTTTAGGTTTCAAAAAACACGCCTTGCGTTCCGACGTGGAACTGGTTCGTTCATTCGCAGAGTAATTTTCGTTTGCCATTTGAACCGAGCTGTGTAAAGCTCGTGGCTCTATGGAGACGAATCTTATGCCTTTTGATAGCGAGGCGAACGCGAACGTTCGCGGTATGACCATCCTTTGCGAAATGGGTGATCTTGAGATATCGTGGGAACCGCATAACGATGAAAAAGTTCGGCTCATAATCGAAAAGAAAATGCGTGAAGGCGTTCGCTTTTTCATTCTGAAGCCGGTGATCGGTGACGTGCTCCATATGCGTAAAAAATTGAACAAAATTAGCGACCTTAAAGCGCACAACATCAAAATCAAAGACGAAGATATACAATCTTTGTTTTCTAGTGGTGATGCTGCGTTTTTTCGTAATCCTCAAGGTCAAGAGGATCAAATTGCCATAGCTTCTGTAAAAGGACCGGATGGTAAGCTGGATCACGTAGCTAGCAGTCAGCTTGCCGTCAAAAATCGTACGGTTGGTGTTCGACCGCTCGGTGGAGGCTAGTTTGCCAGCACCAGATGTTCGGTATGTTTTAGATTCATCTTTTCAATTGGGACATATAGGTGGAGATACTTATTTCTACCTTATGGAAATTGCACAAGATGCAAATGAAATAGTCGATAATCATCAGGAGTATGCCGCCAATTACGATTCTCATTGGCAAAGGCTCATTCATATGGGCTATTACTTTGAAGATCATTATGTTCGTTGGCGGGCAACCAACTCTGCCGATGCGAAATTAGCTTCATTTCAAGGTTTAACCAACCTTCCTGATATTATACTTGAAGTCGCGAATAGCTGTGCAGGTAAACTCATTGAGGATGGACATCATTCTCTGAATTCAAAAGCTTTGGATATTCTCAATAAAACTTTTGAGTTCGAAGGCACCAAGCAAATTATGCGTCGCACCTTACGTCGGGCTCAACATGATTTCAACGGTTGGACAGCTAAAGAAATTTCTGATCTCAGACTTGTAGTTGATGGCCGCCGAGCAGAAAATCGCCGCGCTTATGATGCAGCCATTGCTCGCATGTATGAAAATATGGACGCTCAAATTAATGATACCATCACCGCGACCGTTGTGAGCACTCTGGGCGCGTCTGGTTCAACGAATGAAAGAAGCATAAAAAATACGCAAAAGCTATTAAATGAGCGCGTAAAACAACAACGGCGAGCCATAAAGCGAAGTGTAAAGTTCCTGACAAAACTTGTTGGACACGATACCACTCGGATGTTTATATCTGGTGATCGTGTTCGATTTGAGGGACAACACGCGGTCTATGAACTTCAAAAAGTCAGTAATCTTAGTAACCCTCATGGTGGGTATAGGGCACTCTCTGTGTTTGATAAAGAGCATCCTGAGCTGATGCTTTGTAACATTTGCATATACACACCTGATGTTCCTCTGTTAGATCATGTTGCCAGTCTGGTGATGCATATTCGTGCTGGTGAAGAAGATGAAATTTTAAAGATTGGGAATGCAAGTAATATTCATGACAAGGCTTACGAACTTCCATGGCTGGCGCCCCACTTACCTGTAAAAGATTTAGAGCTGCGTCAAATTTCCTTGAACAATATTATTTCTTCGTTTACTAATATGTCTCCAAGCCAACTTGAACATTATGATAATAAAAAAGCGAGATTAGCTAATATAATCAAACGAAACATCTATGAAGAAGTTTTAGAACCTTATGCTGATATATTTCGGGCAGCTAACTCAAATCGTCTTTCCGAAATAATTTGGCAACATACGATCTTGGCAAGCACAATTACAGCAAGCGCGATTTCTACAAATTAGTATATGGGGTTCGCCTCCGTGCGTTAAGAATGGCGAAGCAATGAGTGCAGCCACAACGGTTGAAACACGACGCGCGTCTCCCCTTTTTATAAATAGTTAATAATATCTGGAACAATCTAATGAACAGCATAAGAACATATTTAAACATCATTCGTGAATCAGAAAAAGGTGTTGTTGGCCACAATCAAATCACGAAAAGCGGATGTGATCTAACTGATTTTGGAAGAACAGGATGGAAACATTTTTGTCAAGAACTTGGTCTTAAATTTTCGGGAAGAGGATCGCACGGACAATTTTTGTGGAAAAATGATAATGGATTGACTGTTGCAACTGGCAATAATCCGACAACTGGCGAATATTATGATGCGGCGAGAAGAGAACCTCAAAAAGGATATGCTTCTTACATGGGAGCAAAAGGGCCTCGTGAAGAAGTTGCCCGTTTTGAAGAAGCCGTTCGAACTTATGCAATTTTTTGTAAAAGTGAAGATGAATTTGAAGATGCATATATTGGAACTGAATAAAAGGTCTGATGGCACAATGACCGAACTTAAAATCTTCGGCTAATATATTGACATCAGATATCAGTCCTGCTAAATAAAATCCTGATATCTGATCGCTCGCGAATAGATGCCAGAAACACCACCGACTCACATGTTCCTTTGGGAAATGGACACCGCTGTCCATCCCGGAACAGAGGAGAAGGAAAATGTTTTTTGGTTCGTTTGAAAGTAAGAAAGATATCTGTGAGCAGTTTGGTATCCCTGATTTTGAGGGGACCGTGTTGTTTGCCGTATATGACAATGAAGATTATGAAGGCTCTGCCGAAGTGATCTTCGTCCATAATGGCAAAATTTACATGGCTTCTGGTTCTCATTGTTCCTGCTACGGTTTGGAAAATCAATGGGAACCTATTGAAATGCCGATTGATGGGCTTCGGCGCATCATCGAACAGGGAAGTGGACTGATCGCGCGTTATGGAAAGAACCTCTCCGAGGGTCTTGACATGATTAACATTTTAAACCTTGAAGGCGCGTCTTCGGATAACGTCTACATTGCTTTAAAATTAGCCTTTGGGTAATCAAAAGCCGTTGGGGAAACCTGACGGCTTTTGTTTTATGCGGCTAAATACCAGCAAACCTTTTGCTGGAGAGCACACAATGACCGATCCCGATTTTGAGAAGATGCTGTTCAAGGGCTATTCGCTCGTGACCATCAACGTTATCTATTTCTTGCCCGATCATCGTTCTCTAGTGAATGAATTTATGTGGCAGACTTGTGATCTTTCTCCAAAATATCCCCGCGTAAAAAAGTTTTTGGATTTCTGGCAGCGTGAAATTGATGCTGTAATTAAGGAAGTTCAACTGTCCGACAGTATCGGTTTGAAGCCTCGTTATTTCCGCAAAGTTGAAGAAATTACAGGACTACTTCACTAGAATTTTGATTATTAAGAGTAAATACTATGTAGAGTATCCATCTCGGCTTGCCGAGATACAAAGAAAACATGGCTAAAGACAATTCTAATCTCAAAATTAAACCACCATATTCGAAGACAGTATTCAAAAATGAAGACGAAGTTGCCGATCTTCTACAGTGTATAGACGATCCACTTTTCTTCATGAAACGCTTCATGAAGATTCAGCACCCGATGAAAGGTGCTCTTCCGTTTGAACCTTACCCATTCCAGCTTCGAATAATTAAGGCGTTTCACGAGAATAGGTTCTCCATTGCTCTAACCGCGAGACAGCTCGGTAAAGCTCTTGATTTAAAAACACCTATTCCTACACCTAATGGTTGGACAACTATGGGTGAAGTTAAGGTTGGTGATTATGTTTTGGATGAAAAGGGCAAGCCCGTCCGTGTGAATTTTGTTACTGATCCTATGTTTGGGCATAAAGTATATAATGTAGAATTCGATACAGGCGAAATTATAAAAGCTGATGCTGAACATCTTTGGGTCGTTGGTGCATCACATTATCGAGGCAAAAAAAAGCAGCTTTCTACAGAAGAATTGATAAAAGAAATTACTTCAGCGGCAAATAGAAAAGGCAGTGTTTTTATTAATTCTACTCAGCCATTGCTTCTTGATGAAATAGATTTACCCATAAATCCGTATCTTTTAGGTGTATGGCTAGGTGATGGATATTCCGCCGGAGGGAGAATATGCGGTCACAGAGATGATATGGAGCAGATTTCTTTTAATCTGATTGCATGTGGTGAAACGTTATTTGAGACAAAATATGATTCTCGAAATAATGTTGCAATGCGAACCGTAGTGGGCCTCGTAAAAAAAATTAAGGCTTCCGGTCTAATTAATAATAAGCACATACCTGTAGAATATTTAAGAGCGTCATATGATCAACGTTTAGCATTATTATCTGGTCTTATGGATACAGATGGATATTGCGATCCTAATGGTGGCTGTGAGTTCTATAATAAAAATACTAAACTAATTACTCAAGTTTCTGAACTTTTAGCAACTTTGGGTATAAAATCAAGAGACCATATTAAAATTATTAATGGCGAACGGTATCATACGCTAAGATTTGCAACAACTATTCCTGTTTTCAGATTAGAACGAAAGTTACAACGACAAAAAGTAAGCACATTTGGACATCCAAAAATAACGCGACATTACATTAGGTCTATAACAGAAACAGAATCCGTTCCTGTAAAATGTATTCGTGTTGAAAATGACAGTCATTTGTTTTTATGTGGCAAATCTATGATTCCTACGCACAATACCACTTGTGCGGCTGGATATCTTTTATGGAAGGCGATGTTTACGGCCGACACTACTATTTTGGTAACAGCTAATAAACTTTCCCAAGCATTGGAAATTATGGATAGAATTCGTTTTGCATACGAAAATATTCCAGATCATATTCGTGCTGGTATTACAGAATATAATAAAGGTACCGTTGCTTTTGATAATGGTTCCAAAATAGTTGCTCGTGCAACGTCAACTGACGCTGGTCGTGGTCTTTCAATCACATTACTGTATTGTGACGAATTTGCGTTCGTGCCTCCGAATAAGGCAAAAGATTTTTGGACTTCAATTCAGCCAGTTCTATCTACGGGTGGATCGTGTATTATTACCTCAACTCCAAAATCTGACGAAGATCAGTTCGCTCAGATTTGGCGCGCTGCAATAGATAATGTTGATCAATATGGTAATTTTAGAAAAGACCATTTGGGTAAAAATGGTTTTTACGCTGTAAAAGTTCCTTGGAGCGAACATCCCGAACGCGATGAAGCTTGGGCAGCACCCTTTCGTGAGAGCTTAGGCGAAGCTCGTTTCCGTCAAGAATTTGAATGTGATTTCGTCACCGACGATGAAACACTTATCAATCCTCTTACCCTTAGTCAAATGAAGGGAATAAATCCAGATTTCTACACAGGTAATGTGCGTTGGTATATGGACCCGATCCCAAATAAAACTTACCTTGTAAGTCTTGATCCATCTCTTGGAACGGGTAGAGATTATGCTGCAATTCAAGTCTTTCAATTGCCCGAAATGATTCAGGTAGCTGAATGGCAGCATAATAATACAGCACCTCGCGGGCAAGTAAGTCAGTTGATGAAAATCCTGATGTTTATCGAGCAAACAATGCGCGACGATCCTCGTCAGATGGGTGAACCAGAAATATTTTGGACTGTTGAAAACAACACTATCGGTGAAGCTATTTTACAAATTATTGAAGATACCGGTGAAGAACGTTTCCCCGGAATTTTCGTTTCTGAAAAAAAGAGAAAAGGTCAAACGCGCCGTTTCCGTAAGGGTCTTAACACGGATAATAAAAAGAAGTTATCCGCTTGTGCTCGCGCAAAGAGTTTGATCGAGTCTGGACGGATGCTCATCAACAGTGATCAGTTGATCAAAGAACTTAAAATGTTTGTCGCGGTCGAAACAACCTTCAAGGCTAAACCCGGTGCTCACGACGATCTGGTTATGGCAATGCTGCTTGCTGTAAGAATGCTTGATACCGTTCTATTATGGTCCAATTCGGTCGGGGACCTGAAAGAACATATTGATGATGATGAATTATATGAAGAAATAGAAGGAATGCCGGTAGTAATTTAAAACGAAAATATCATCTTTTTTGGTTGACCGATCCTGTATTCGTGGTAGATTACAAATACGGATTGAGCAGCACGGGAGACACAAATTATGTCTATGTTTGACAAGGCCAAGACTCTGAACGCCGCCCCCAAGGGTGCGAAGAAGAGCGACAAGCGCGAAGTTACGCTTGCTGGCTTGGAACATGTCGCCGCCCTCGATGCCGTTGTCAAGTCTTTGACTGCGGTGCTGAAAACTGAAGAAGCCGCGCTTAAGGAGCGTATGGCTGCGGAATTCATTAAGACGGGTGTGGCTCAAAAAAAGAAACCCGAAAACTTTCGCGGCATCGAAGGCGATGCCTCGGCGTCCTGCGAACTTCGTAAGCGTTCTGAAGCCTCGGGTCTTACTGACGAAGACGCCAAGCTGTTGGCCGACAATGGTATTCCGACACAAGTCATTACCAGCACAGTGGACACTTTTGTTATCAACCCCATTTATCTCGCGGACCCGGCGATCATGGGCGCCATCGAAGCTGCCCTGAAGAAGGTGAAGGGCATGCCTGAAGACCTGTTCCTTCATCAGGCGGGCTCTTCGAAGACGGTGGTGACCGAAGATTCCATGGACGTGCTTTTCGCTAAGGGCGATCCTGATCTGACTGAAGACCTTCTCCCCATCATCAGCACTTTGGCTATCAAGCCGAAGCTGGCTGAAGACGATATGTCCAAGGCTTTTGCCCTCGTCCAAAAGCTGATGAAGCCTGCTAAGAAAGCCGCCGCGTAATTTTGGAGTTTTTTATGCAGTATCTTTTTCTCGTGGTTGGTGGTGAGTTAGAAAGTCTCGAAGATGTTCGTTTTAGAGACCCCGAACATCTTCATTTTGTTGGAGCGTTTGCCACACGCGAGGAAGCCACGCAAGCATGGAGAGCAGCCGAGATGGCTGCTCATTATAGGAAGCGAAACGGCGAACGACCACTTGCTGTTAGACGATCTGATTTAGGTTTCATAGGAGAAATCTATGTTTACTGAAAGCCAGCAGCGCATAATTGAGGTATTGTTTACCTGCCCCAACAAATATGCTGATCCTATCAAAGCTCGGGCTCTAATGACGACGGGTGAGGATCGCCAAGCTTTGGGGACATTGGAAGTCATGGGTATTGTTAAAAAATATGAAACCAGAATAGGAACTGGTTTGATCCTTACTTCTGAAGGCGTCAAAGCAAAGAATGCTATGTAAAGCGCCTGCTTTTAGTTGACCAATCTTGTATTCGTGATAGATTATAAATATAAGATTGGTCAGAGCGGGAGATAATAATCATGTTCACTGAAAAGCAGCAGCATGCTCTAGACGCTTTGTTCGGTTCTCCCAAAATACAGTCAGATCGCGTCATGAAGAACGTTGATCTCCGCACGCTTCAAGCGCTTGAGAGTATGGGTCTTGTTCGTAAGACTCAAAATCGAAGTAAGGTAGCTTGGTCTCTCACACCGGAAGGTGTTGCTGCAAGGAACGCAATGTGATGATGTATAATAAAGTACTATCCGCGTGGGAAGATTCTCAAGGGAATCTGATGGTTTATAACAATCAAAATAAAACTTTTGAATACGTCAATATTCCAAATTCTATAGTGTATAATCAAGAAAAGAGAACCTATGAAGATTCTATCTCTGATAGTGACGGATTTTGGTTTCAGTGGATAACCGCCGGAAATCGTCCTGAAATCAACTCGCCATTGTTCTATTATTTGTGTCAGCGAGGTTTTATTTCGGAAAATACCTATGGCCACCGTATTTTTGTATTTTCTGATCAAGAAAACGCAAAAATGAGAAATGCGGTCCTTGAATCAGTTAAAAAAGAGGGTATTTCGGGTCTGTCTCCTATTATCAATCTTTCTCCGAAAGAATACTATGATTATAGATTAAGCATTCTTGGAGAAGCGGTTGCCGCTGATTATGCATTTTATAACAGTGATCCCGAATGAATCAATACAACGAGTTCTCTTATCTTTGGCCCCCGCGTCCAGAGAATAAAATCTCTAAGACCCTTTTGTCTTATTATGAAGAGCAGGGCTGGATCGCGCAAATAAAAATGAACGGGACTTGCTCGGTTATAGCCGTAGCACCTGATCGCAAGACGATCAAAGCCATGTCTCGTCATAATGACGACCACAAGCTTTGGGCGCCGTCAGCTCACACCTCTGCCCCGTTTAAGAACCTTCCGGGAAATGGTTGGTATGTGTTTGTAGCCGAACTCATGCATTCCAAAGTTCCGGGAATGCGAGACATCAATTATATACACGATGTTCTCGTGGCAAACGGAGAATATCTTGTCGGCAAAACCTGTGCTGAACGACAAGCTCTTTTGTGTATCCTATTCGAAGTTTCAGAAAAGAATATGTCCCTAAGTCACTATGTGATTGATGATCACACGTGGCTTGTGCGAAACCACACGGAAGACTTCTCGGCATTGTTTGAGAGTTTAGGCAAGCCGGAATATGAAGGGCTTGTGCTGAAGAATCCTGAGGCAAAGCTTGAACGCTGTTCAAGAGAAACTTCGAATCGTGGCTGGCAAGTGAAGTGTAGGAAGCCTCAGAAGAATTACGGATTTTAATTCCAACGCATTTTGAACAAAAGCTTATCTTTGTCTTCTAAAAATATGACGATCCATTTTCTTCCAACAGTATGTTTGCTTAATTGAAACTCATATCGGTGCCAAAACCATTTACCTTTTATATTTTCTTCACACCAGTTAAGTACTTCAATATCTGATATTTCAAATGCTTCACAACATTTTAGTGCAAAATCTATAACTTCTTTGAGTTGTTTTATTTGGTTTTCGGCACTTTCTAGCACAACGTCATAGTGTTCTATTACGCCATTCATTAATATAATAGCACCCGCAGCCATTTGTGCATTTTCCGACAATTCTCGCTCGGTCTGTGCATCAAGATCATCATATGCCGATGAGTTCAGCATTTGTCTGATTGATCTATGTGCCTCTTTGGCTTCGTATCTCGCATCCTCTATAAGCTTACTATTGGGGCGCATAATTTCCCCAAACCAATTTTTCCAGTCCATAATTTCGATCTCCTTGCTAAACTATTTCAGAAAAATAATGAAAGTTCAACACTAAATATTGATATGCATATGCGAGAAATCATGAACCGCCTTAATGAGGATCAACAGTTTTATTACCATGGGAGTTATGAAGACCTTCCGGTGGGAACAGTTTTGACTCCTCGTGAAAATTATGAAGAAAACTGGCAGCACACCGATTTCTATCACGCTTTAGAAAAATATCGTCCAAATAATATGCTTGCTCATAAGGACGCAGTATTTTTGTGTGATAATCCCGAAGATATTGATGTGGCAGGAGGAGCTACCGATTATCTTTTAACTGTTATTCCCCATCAAAGAATAGAACGCCATGATCTGAATTGGGGTTCGGAGATTTCAGGTCTTATTTCAGACGGATATGATATTGATTCTCCTGAAGTAAAATCTGCCGCCCAAAATTATTGGAACGGAATACCGAGTGAAAATGAAGTTGTTTGGGAATATTTAACACCGTCTGCGACCATAGTTAAATCTGAAGAATATTAGGTCACGCTAAATAAAGGATGGCTGACAATATTCCTACAACATTGGCGACTGGTGGTATTGGTGGGCAACAAGGCTCATTCGTGTCCGGTCCTCCTTATCAACTCGGTGCAAATTTAGGTAACGGAACAGCCATCTTTGGTGGCTTGCTGCTAAATGGAACAAAGTATCCACCGTTTCAATTTAGAACATTGCAGGCCGGAAACGGCGTAACACTTTCGCTTTCTTCTGATTCTAATTCTGTAGTTATTTCAGCAAACGTACCTGTTACTGCATCTCCGATATATTATAGCACTTCTGATATCGTAATTTCGGTTAATAATTCTGCTATTTCTTTTGGTTTGTCAAATTCAGGAGCCAATCCTGGCGTTTATACTCATCCGACAATCGCAGTTGATATGCATGGACGTATAACGTCAATATCCAACGGTTCAATCAGTAATGCATCAATTGGTATAACAAGCTCAGACATTTTGATTTCAAATACACCGGTCTATATTTCAAATGGAGGTGTCTTTAATCTCACATTATCAAATACAGGCGTAGTTGCTGGAACCTATAGTCTGGCTACTATTGCCGTAGATTCCAAAGGTCGCATCAAGTCTATATCATCTGTTGATACAAATTCTCTTGGACTACCGAATGGAACCGTCACAAATGTTGGATTGAGTGGATCAAGTTCTATTACTGTATCGGGTTCTCCGATTAATACTTCTGGCATTTTTGAAATTGATTTATCTAGCACAGGCGTAGTTCCAGGAACATATACTCTGTCTACATTCACTGTTGATCAAAAGGGTAGAATATTATCGGCCAGTAGTGGAACATCAACCGATATTGGGGTCACACGCGTAACATTGAATGGCAGCAACGCCATAACGGTTATGGGCTCTCCTATTACTTCACAAGGAACATTTTCGGTTGATTTGTCTGCAACTGGGGTAGCGGCAGGCAACTATCAGATGCCGTTGCTACAAGTAGACGCACAAGGACGTATCTTATCTGCAACTAATGGTCAGGCTGTAACTACGGTTTCGGTAAACAGCAACGATCTTACATTAAATGGACAAAATGTAACAGGTGCGGGTACTTCTCTAACTGCTACTGGTGGTATTTTAATAACACTCACTAATACTGGAATAACCCCTGGCTCTTATTTTTCTCCCAATATAGTTGTTGATTCTAAGGGTCGCATTAGATCAATACAAAACGGTGGATCGGGCGGTACTGTTACAAGCGTTGGTGTTATGGTTGGTCCAGGACTTGAAGTATCTGGTTCTCCAATTACGGCGGAAGGAAATATATCTATAGCATTAGCACAAAGTGGCGTTGTGCCTGGAAATTATTCTAAGGTTCTAGTAGATAATCTTGGTCGAGTTCTGGTAGGTAATGCTATAAGTGAATCTGATATTATTGGCGCGCTCGGTTATCTTCCAGCACCAATAGATTCACCAGAATTTGTCGGATATGCAAAAGGAACAACTGCCCCTCAGGGTGATAATACAATAAATTTTGCAACTACTGAGTTTGTTCAGAGAGAAATCGCTAACGCGGTGGTAGCTCTCACTACGTTAATTAATAACTTGGTAACACTAAACAATCTTACCCCTTAATTCAAAAACTTCAAGAGGGGATAAATATATACTATAGGATTCTGGGAGTACCAAATTGATTTCGCTTGATACTGCCGCAACTGAAGTGTTTCAAATTTTGCGGTCATACGACTATTCAGTCATGATGTATGACGAAGATGGAAATCAAGTCTACGAGCCCGACGATGCCCGACGTTTTTTCGCTAAACCAGAAAATATTCTCGTGTCCTTAGTGGATGACGGAGACAATAGTAGTATTCGGCTTTACATTGGTAAATCCACCGACATTATGAGTATACTTGGTTTAGATCAAACACTTCGGACCACAGCCACTAAATACAATATGATTTTCAACCTCAAGCGTTACGGACGCGACCTTGAGCCTGCTGACTTTGCGTCAAAGGCATCGGTTACTGAGGCAAGGAAAGGTACTGCAATGAATATTCTTGAAGGTATGTATGGAACAACTCGCAGTTCCTATCTTAAACTCGAAAACGCTCGAATGATTGTTCGGCATTCTAAGAAGATTGATGAGATGGTCATGGGAAGCCGTGGCCGCCACATAGACGCGATTTTTGTTGAGAATGCCCAGGGCGAACGCTTTCTGTTCCCGACCCGTCAGCTATCGCCAGCACGCGCTATGACGCAGCACGTCAATCAGGGTGGGAGCTTCGCCGATCAAGTTGGACAGCAAATTCAGCGTATGGCTACAGATTATGCCAACCTTGGACAAGCATCAAGTTACATTCAAACAAACATGAATGCACTTCAAGAGTCGGCAATGGTGATTCGTGAAACTTGCCGTAAGCAAATGTATGAAATGCGTAAATGCTTTGAGCGTCTTTCTCGCGCACATAGTCCAGATAAGTGGACTGCTTTTGCTGAAGCAATAGAAGAGAAGTTCAAAACTTTGAATGAAGGTAACGCGGAACCAACTCCTATCGATCTTACTGAAGTCAAGAATATTCTTACTATTGAGGGTATCGAGCTTGATGAAGGTGTTTTAACAACCGTTGCAGAAACTATGCGCGATTGTGAATGCACAACAGATGTAGAAGAAGGTCGTCAAGAAAAGGCATTCGGATACGCCAACGGAAATAAAGAACCAATGGTTGGAATCCTTGGGCATGGCGTTGTTGAGAAAGTATGGGATGAGCTACGTGCTGGTAAAATTGTGGTTAATGAAATGCCACATTTTGACGTTCAGTTTGGACGTGAAACACCAGAAAGCAATAAGCTCGCCTTTAAGCTTGGTAAACTAGCAGATGTTACAGCAAATCTTAGTTTAACCAACCTCTTTCATTGGGTAGGAGAAGTTATTTCCGATGATCGTCCACATCCAAAGAAAAACGCTCTGCTAACTTTGGCAAAAAAAGCTGTTGAAGCTAATTTTGTTCCATTGAGTGATATGCCGCCGGAAGGCGAAGACGATGATAGTGAAATTGATGAGACCTTTTTCAATCAAAATCCTGTCTCCAAAGAAGTTACTGAATGGTTAGATCAATTCAAACCAAGCACTGTTTTGGCTGAACGAGAGGATGATGATGACTATTACGATGATGAACCGTTGGCGGCAGAGCGCTTCCCCGGCAACAACGATCCGACGAGCTTTGAATCAGGCGCCCACGAAGACGCCCAAGAAGAAGCAATTGATAGAGTCGTCAGCGATTTCCGTCCCGAAGATTTCTTAAAGAAATGTGGTTCTGATTTTGACTGGAATTATAAGGATACTCTTGATCCTGAAGAGCTTGAGTATGATAAAAAATACATCCTTCGTAGCTTAGCTTATTATTTGGAAAAAGAAGTCGAAAGAGATTATGGTTTTGTTGATGTTGATATGAAAGATGAAGCAGAGTATCTATTTGATAAGGTAGCACCTATTCTTACGGGTGCTGGATATCAATTAAATGAACTTGCTGGCAGCTTCAGCCGCGCCGATATTATTATCCAAACTAATCAGGGTGTAAGCCTTAAGCGGGAAGTTACTAAGGCAGCGTCTATTGATCCATACACGGGTAATGAAGTTCCAACAGATGCTTCTTATATTGAACGCTTGCGAACTTTGGCTGGAATGCCTTGGAACCGTTAATCGTAGACTGAGCCAACTATTTTGTAATCGTAAAGCGAGCAGGGAAGAAACGGACGAAGGTCTTTGAATTCTTCTTCTGCCGCCTTTCGTTTTCTGGCTTCTTTATAGTATTCTATCTCTTCCCAATAATTGATAAGAAATACTTCTGAATCTTTTGCCCAGCTTTTAATTCTTTCAGCCACAATAGAGCAATTATCGAAATAATAGTTGTTGTATTTTGTGATCAGCCCTTCAAGATCAGGGATCGTATCAATCCTGAATGATTCTTCAAAGTTTCCGTTTTTTATAAGGATGTTCGTTCGAGGAACAAAAATTCCGTGGTAGCGTCCGAACACTTTTGACCAGCCTTCATAGGGACTACCCTTACCCAAATTAAAGGCCTCTGGCGCTTTGCGTTTGACCAATGTGTAGACGATACCCATTCAAAAATCTCCATTTTACGAGATATTACAACGAGTTTTTCGTTTAGTCAAAACGACATTTTTGTGGCTATTAATGGTTAACGATTTATATTGCAGCAAGTAAAAAAATTTGAGATATTGAGTTGTGGAAAGCAATTTCCATGATCTACAAAGATAAATAAGAATAGCCGATTGCGATTGCAGCATATCGGTTTTGGCAAAGCTTAAGAACAATACTTTAGGCAAATTTGAAAGGCAAATATTACTATGGCTACTAAGCAAGAAATTATGGAAGCATTGAAGGCTCAAAAAGAAAAGAGCCAAAATCGCGGTAAGACCCAATCATCTTCGGGCGGTGATAACGCTTCATACCCCTTCTGGAATGCAGAAGTGGGCACAACGGCAACAGTCCGTTTCCTTCCCGATCTAGACCCTAACAACACGTTTTTCTGGGTCAAGCGCGAAGTTATTAAGATGCCGTTCGACGGAGTTGAAGGCGGCGATTATCCTACAAACAAGCCCGTGACTGTAACTGTCCCGTGTGTTGAGATGTGGGGTGATACTTGCCCGGTGATCACGGCTACAAAGCCTTGGTGGAAAGACCCAGCTAAGGAAGACACCGCTCGCACTTACTGGAAAAAGAAGAGCTTCATTTTCCAAGGGTTTGTTGTCTCTTCGCCGTTTGAAGAGCAAAACCTGCCAGAAAATCCTATCCGTCGTTTTGTAATCAATCCTTCGGTTTTTGAAATCATCGAAAAGAGTTTGATGGACCCGGAAATGGAAGACATGCCTACCGATTATATCGGTGGTGTTGACTTCCGTATTCGCAAGACGAAAAAGGGTGATTACTCTAACTACTCTACTTCAGAGTGGTCGCGTAAGACTCGTTCTTTAGGTGAAGATGAGCTAACCGCTATCGAACAATTTGGTCTTTTCAATCTCGCCGATTATCTGGGTCGCCGCCCAGATTCTGACGAAATTGCTGCGATCAAGGCTATGTTTGAAGATAGCGTTGCAGGCCGTCCTTTTGATGTAGAATCGTTCGGAAAATACTATCGTCCTTACGGTGATCGCGATGACAATGCTACAGCTTCATCAGCGACTCGCGCTGTCTCAACTCCGACAGCTTCACGAGTATCTACCCCTGTTGCCTCAGTAAATGAGGACACTGATACATCTGAAACAGTTCAAGTTGCTGCTGTCGCTGAAAAGACGACTTCAAACGCACATGAGATTCTTGAGCGAATCAAGAACCGCACAATGAACAAGGGCTAATAAAAGCTCTGAACAAATCTGGGAGAAGGATTAACTGTCCTTCTCCCTTTTTCATCTCAAAATTAATGGATAGCTGTTTATAGACGGCTTGAAAGGATTAAATGACTCAACCCATTGATATGACGAAGTTCCGCAAGCAAATTGATAAGTCTACTCCGGGACTATCTTATGGTTTCAATGATCCAAAAACTTGGCTTGACACTGGATGTTACGCTTTAAACTATTTGATATGTGATCGTTTTGACGGTGGTATTCCGTTAGAAGGTAAGTTTACTATGTTTGCTGGAGACAGCGGTAGTGGTAAGTCTTACATTGCTTCTGCTAACCTCATTAAAGACGCTCAAAAGAAGGGTGTCTATGTTGTTCTAATTGATACTGAAAATGCACTTGATGAATCATGGCTACATGCTTTAGATGTAGATACCGATTTGTCGGTTATGGATAAAATTTCTGGTGCAACTATTGATGATGTTTCGCAGATGCTCGGTATGTTTATTGATCAATACAAAGTTGCCCATGCAGCTAAAAAGTATGAGGATCGTCCAAAAGTTCTTCTAATCATTGATTCTCTTGGGATGCTTATTACACCGAACCAAGAAAAACAATTCATGGAAGGCGATCAAAAAGGCGATATGGGTATTAAAGCAAAACAGATCACATCTATGATGCGCGTTTGTATGGCTAAGATCGCCTCTCAACCTATTGGCTTGGTAGCAACAAACCACGTTTATGATAGTCAAGATAAGTATAAGCCGGATACCATTCCCGGCGGCAGGATGCTAGAATTCGCTTCTTCGGTAATCATTCAGATGAATAAACTATTGCTCAGAGAAGATGAGTTCGGCAATAAGTTAGCCGATGGCGAAGTTGCGGGCATCAAAGCATCAACAACTGTTCGCAAATCACGTTACGCTAAACCTTTTGAAAATCTCAAAATCAATATTCCTTATGATAAAGGAATGGACCCATATTCTGGTTTATTTGATCTTTTCCAAAAGAAAAAATTGTTGGTCAAAGATGGTATGCAATATGTTTATACCTCATTGGCGACTGGGGAAATTCTAAAGGATTATAGAAAGCGTTATAAGGATAACGGCTGGCTTGATCAAATTATGGCAGAACAGTCATATTGGGATAAAGAACAACCAGCTATCGAGGGTTTTGATCTCACTGATTCGTCAGATTATATTGCAGAAGAGTAATTAATATATGATAAGTAGGTTTTGCTGTCACTCGTAAAAAAGCGAGTGACAGATAACCCTTTAAAAAAGTAGATTAAAATGAATAGTGAAAGCAAAGTTGTAGCAGAAATTTGGGATTTAGTTCGTGATAGTCTTCCTTCATCAAGGCGTTTAGAAATTGCCATTGCAATTTTAAGAAGTTTTGAAGAATATGGTTTTGACAGTCGTGACATGCAAGATATTCTTGATGAAGATGTTTATCTCAGTCGTGCGTTTGCTGATCTTTATGGTGATGACGATGAAGAGGACGAGGACGACGATTAATGTCACGTTGGTATAGAAAAGTTACTGCTGATTCAAATAACTTTTATGCTCCTCTTGGAGAAGCTATAGAGTATTTTTATAATGAATACGAAGAAGCTCGCCTTGAACTCACGCCGCCACAAGGTGGCTTGATTACGGAAATGGCAAGTTCTTTACCGGGAATAGTTGAGCACCGTATGGCGCAATATCATGAACTTGAGGGTATTCTAAAGTTTTTAGAAATTCATTACGATAAAGCCAAGGGTATTAAAAAGAAGCATTTCTTGGAACACTATAATCGTGATTTGTCGGAACGCTCTGCAACTGAGCGCGCAGATATTGAACCAGAAGTAATTTTAATTCGTGAATTTATTCAAGAAGTGGCGCTTATTAGAAATCTTTTTACAGGTATTACAAAGGGTCTTGAATATCTTCATTTTCAAATTGGAAATATTACGAAATTAAAAAGTGCTGGATTTGAAGATGCAACTTTTTAACCACAGTCTTGAGCTAAATACTCAATCTTAATACCAGAGGTGCGGCCACAACATGAGTGCTTTATCAGTTTATAGCAATCACGCTGGCACCACGGCTGAATCGTTTACGATTGGTAAACGTGGTGTTCAGTTATTGCAGGGAACAAGCGCCCCAAGCGGTTTATCAGCTCCCACAGGAAGTTTATATCTTTTACGTGGAAGTGACGGTAGTAATAAAGTTTACCAGATTGATTCTAATGGAAATTGGACAGCACTCTTAGCACCAGATGATATTATTGCTGGAACTGGAATTTTAGTAAACCAAGATTCAGCTAATGGTACAGTAACTGTTAGCCAAACTGTTACAAAATATAAGCAAACATTTTCAGAATCTGATCTGGTTTCTGGTATATTGACAGTAAATCATAATCTCAATGAAGATTTTCCAATCGTTGCCATATATAACGATTCGAGAAATTATGTATCACCCGACAGTATAAATTCTAGCAATACGAATCAAATAGTTATTGGATTACAGTCTTTCGAAAACATAAGTGGAAACTGGACAATTACTGTAGTTTCCGAATAACACATTGCTATAACCAACACGTATCCTATCCTAAATAGTGTTTCAATATCTATTAGGAAAAATTTTATATGGACGTTGGTAAACTTCTTATTCACGGTAGCGTACAACAGCTCGCAAATAGTGGCGTTCAAGTCGGTATCGGTAATACTGCTACCCGCGTTAACGCTGTAGGTGCTATTCGTTATAATTCGGATATTTCATCTTTAGAAACTTATGGCACTACATGGTCTAATATTGGATCAGTTAGTAGTGTGGCGTTAACAGGTGTTGCCAACGCAATCACCGTGACGGGCTCTCCTGTTACAACCTCTGGAACTTTTGCGCTATCTCTGGCTGGCGAACTTGCAGGTCTAACCGCTTTGGTTACAACTGGTATTGTTGAGCGCACGGCTGTTGGAACTTATACTACTGTTAATACATTGCCGGTCGCCAACGGCGGAACTGGCGCCACAACGGCTCCCGCTGCACTAACTGCTTTAGGTGCGTTGCCTACGGCTGGCGGAACAATGACCGGTGTATTGACCTTAGCCGCTGATCCAGTTTCTGCATTTCAAGCCGCTACAAAAGAATATGTCGATAACTCAGTAACTAATGCTGTCACAACAAGTACATATACAGCAAGCGGTGGCATTTTACTTACTGGAAAGAACTTCACAGCAAATACTACTGGTGTTACAACTGGTCTTGTTTCAAATAATATTGCTGTTCGTTCTACGGCTACGACTGGACAAACCTTACTCTCAACTGGAACTGCAGGAGCAGAAGCCTCTTGGGGAGCACTCAATCTTGCAAGCTCCAATGCGGTTACCGGTGTGCTCGCCGTCATAAATGGCGGAACTGGAGCTACTACGGCTGCTAATGCTCTAACAAATCTCGGTGCATTACCTGTTGCTGGCGGAACTATGACCGGCACCTTGACATTGGCATCAGACCCAGTGTCGGCCCTTCAAGCATCCACTAAATCATATGTTGATAACTCGGTTGCCAACGCAATATCTGCGGATACTTATACGGCAGCAGCTAACGGTGGTTTGTCAGTAACAGCTAAAGCTTTTAGCGCAAATACTACAAGTGTTACTACAGGTTTAGTATCTGGTAACATTGCGGTTCGTTCTACGGCTACGACAGGGCAAACGCTCTTATCAACTGGTACTGCGGGAGCAGAAGCCTCTTGGGGTGCTCTGAACCTTGCCAGCGCGAACGCAGTCACCGGCACTTTGGGTATTGCAAACGGCGGAACCGGCGGAACAACTGCTGCAACTGCTAGAACAGCTTTGGGTGTTCCATCAATATACCGCACAAGCTTCACAAATGCCAACTTAGTTTCAAACCTTTTGACGGTTACTCACAATCTTGGTCAGCAATTTGTAATGGTTCAAGTTACAGACAACAACAACAATGTTGTTGAGCCTGATAATATTACCATGACGAGCACGACAGCAGCCACCATCGATTTCACATCATGGAATGGTGTTACCGGCACTTTTAACGTAATGTGCATCGGCTAATAGCTAATATCTTTATTAAAATTTAGGGAGGCGGCGGTTTAAAAACTGCCGCCTTTTGCTTGACTAATAACAAAGATATGAGACTATAAATTTATGGACTTCAAATTTTGGAGGCGATCATAAATGAGCGACTTTTTTCCGAATGGTCTTCCAAAAACCGTCTATTATTATGAAACTGACGGAGATACATGGCTGGTAATCAACAAGGACGGTGTTCTTCAACCCGTCTATGAAAATTTCAAGATAAGCGTAGACATCAAAAAGACTTGCGCCGTTTATTATGAAGATTTAGTTATTCATCATGAAAAGCTTATTTTCTACTGGAATGGCTATTCGTGTTATAGTGATACTGAAGAAGAAGCCATTGAGGAAGCAGAAAACGAACAAGAGCGATTAGAAAAAGACGGAATATTTGTTCCTATCTACATCCGCCAATAGGTTTAAACTCCACCAGCGGGCATACCATCAACTGGTAGTGTTTCTGGTGTAACCACAGCCATTCTAACTGGCTTTGCAGAAGCACGAAGCATCCAACGATGCTTCTGATGCTTTTCAATTCGTCCTGCGAGGAAATTAACAATTCCCTGCTGATCGCAATCTTCTGCCATGTGCAGTGTTTCGTTCAACATATCAATCATAATTTCATTTGCTGTCATAAGTTGAAGCATCATTTCTCTGACACCAATTGGTGCGGGTTCCGCACCCGGAATTCTACTAAGTTCGATGAAACGATTCATACTCATGGGAGTATACGCATCTAGCTGACGCAAATGTTCTGCTATGTCATCCAAGGATTCCCAAATGTCATTATATTGGTCTTCCAACATTTTATGAATCTCGTAAAATGTTGGACCCTCAACGTTCCAATGGCAGCAGTGCGTTGTAACATACAATGCAAATGCTGTTCCGAGCGTCTGACGCATACCTTCAATCAAATTTTCCATGATGGTATTTATTGTTTTTGGTTGACGACATTTGGTTAGATGCTATCGTGATTGTAAGTTGTCATCTAAATGAGGATTTCATGACCAAGACTGGCTCAACCGCTCTTCACGATTTCGGCAGAACTCTGCGGGACGAACCTGCCTTCGGTGTTTATAAGCATCGAATTTATTTGCTGAAGGATAAGGTTTCTGTCGAAGAAGTTTCGGCATGGCTTCGTCAACGTTATGCTACGGCTCGGCGGGGCTATCTTTATCGCTATGTCACGTACGCGCATGCTGACGGGAATCGCTATATCGATTTCATTTGGCTCCAGACCTGTAGCGACAAGGATTTGATCGAAATCAAAATGCGGTGGGGTTACTCTGAATATCGCCAAGCCCGTGGGGAACGCGTTCCGCGCCGCAAGCTGACCAAAGAGCAACGCGCTATCCGAGATGCCATTGTCAAGCGGGCTCTTGAAGATTTCTATAACTCGCTATGATGATCGCCCAATTCGATGATGGCGGCGGCTGGCGCGGGAATCGAACGGTTCCCGATGGTCTTACTATGAAAGCCGCTATCGATTTCGCCAAAGAGCATTGGGGCAGCTTCAACGAGGGCGGGCGCGGGAGGTGGCTTAAGGATTATATTCGTCTTGTTGAAACCACTGATGAAAAGACTTATAAGGTCATCTGGATTCAAGAAGGTGCGCTAGCAGAACCAAAGGAGTTTTAGAAATGAGTGACGAAGCTGAAATTGAAGCTCTCCGTGTTCTCATGGACGATTTCGCTCCGGAAAATCTCCATGCCGAACTAATTCCTTACATTGAAAAATCAAGCTTCGGTCACAGTCTTCGTCACCCTCTTGTTTACAGTGTTCCTTATTTTGAGCAATCAAATAAGCATCTGAACAAATTTTTTGCCCATAAAAAGGAACGTCTTGAAAGATCAATTACCGACCATGACTGGAACTCTTTTGTGTTCCTTCATGAAAGACCGTATCGCGTAGATGCCTTAGAAGAGGTAATGTTTCGGTATGAAGTCGAAGACCCAAATATCATCTGGCCGCTTGTTCGAAGTGTCTGGATTGATAGTGAAAATATTCACCAAAATTTCGACCGTTGGCGGGATATTTGGGAGAATGGTCCGCCGCGCAGGTCTATTAAGTGTATGGAAGCTACCGAGCGCCATGCCCTTAACGCATTACCAAAAGAATTTAAAGTATATCGTGGTGTAGCTCACGTCGAAGCTTCGCGCGGCATGTCATGGACTACAAATCGCGAGAAGGCTTTGTGGTTTGCTCGGCGCTTTGAAGCCGACAAAAATCGCACCCCGCTATTAATCACAGCAAACGTTCATCGTTCCGATGTGATTGCGTATTATCTTGGGCGCGGAGAAAATGAAATAGTGATTATGCCAGAACATGTTGAAATACTCACCATCGATGATGCAAAGAAAATATCGTAAATCAAATATCGATTTGATATTATGATAGGATGTGGCGAGAAACTGTTGAAATAATCAATAGGGGCAACTTAGATACTGATAAAGCAGTTTATCCAATGCTTCTAAGGCCTTCCGCTTTTGATAAAAATTCAGAAGCAAAACACGCAATGCTTTTCCATTTTGCGATGTGGCTGAGTGCGAACCCAGCAGTTCAAGATTATAGAATAATGGCTGATGGGATAACATTGGAAAGTCCTATTATAGAAATTCGCGGTCATCCGATATGGATTCTCTTTGGTAAAAAAACAGATCGAACCGCGTTTAAAAAATGGTTGGCTCGATATAAAAATTGGTTTGGTGGCAAACCAATTGAAGAAAACTTGTTGCCTGAATTTCCAGAAAATGGCAGAGTATGCGTATCCATTGTTTGCACACCGTTTATGCGAAACGATTTCGGTAGTAGTGAATATCCTGAGGGTTTTGTTGAACGATGGGCTTGGGTGATACAACACTGCAAAAAGCCAGTTTTTCTGATGCCAACCAGAGGCCTCGCTTTTACGAACCTTAATGAGGCTATACACTTCAAGTTAAAATGGTAGCAGATGACCAAGCCTAACGATCCATGGACAACCGAAACCGGATCACGCATCAAAGCATGGTTTGTGATGCGGCTTGATTTACCCATGTCCCAAGGCAAATTTGGTGTTCAAATTGGGCATGGTACCGATATGATTCACATTCTTGGCGGGACGAACCCTTATTATTCGCTCTGGCTAGACGAAAATATCGGCAATAGGCGTAAGATCGTTCTACGGGCAAAAAGTCTGGAAGAGCTTGATGTAATCCGGATCGCCTGTGAAGAAGTCGGAATGCTGGTAAGCACAATCGCTGATGCTGGTTTAACCGAATTTGATGGGCCAACTATCACGGGTATTGTGATACTACCCCATGATGATGCTCTCATACCAAAAGTTTTAAAGAGAACTCAATCGTGGCGCAAAACTGATATGACGTTGCCAACATGATTTTAGAAATTCTTCGTGCAATTGCTCTGGCAGTTATAGCCATAAGCATAGTTCTAATATATTTGATATACCATGGTGAAGAAGCTATTCGTCGGCGCCGCCATGAAAATTGAACTATATAAAGCGTTTCACTTGATTGTTTATAGAAAAGCTCGATTAAAATCTAGAAATCATAATAATATACGATGGCTTAAATTTTTTCGTTGGCATTTTGTAAATGTGTCACTTGATATTATTTTAAATGCAGGCACTAATCCGAATGCTACTGGTTTGCAAGATGTTTTTGACAATATGGATAGCGGTGTGCAAAGAATAAAAGATTGGTGTGAATACAATTGTAAAAAGAAATGGCGATACGAACCGAATGGAACATTTATATTCAAGTCGCATAATGACGCAGCACTTTTCAAAATATTTTGGAGTTAAAAATGAACTGGCTACCTATTGAAACAGCACCGAAACACACAGTTAAAGAAGACGGGCAGTGGAAATTTGGACCAACGATCTATCTTAAAACGGCGCGCGGCGAATGGACTGTTGGGCATTGGGTAATATTCGATTCAAATTTAAGCTACTGGCGTTCTATGGCAGATGATCTTTCTCCTACACACTGGATGCCTATACCTTCTCCTGATGGTTTAGAAGTAGAATACTTTGTTCAGGAAGAGGATGAACCCGGCGAATGGGTGAACTGGAGCTATCATTCTACGTTCGAAGAAGCGGTAGACTATATGAACGCCATGGCGCCCACAGAAGGCTCTCTGAGGGTCATTAGGACTTATGTGGAGACGTTGGCTGGTGTTGTCCGATAAACCGCTCAGAGACGCTCTGACAGCCACTGTGGTGGGTCTTAGAGCACAAGCATCAAACTTCGAAATAACAGGAACAAGCGATGAAACTTCAGCCGAACATCTGCTTTGGATGTTAGATCATTTGCTGGATAATATGGAAATATTTCCTGTTGATAAAACAAGTAGATGGATCGGGTTCGTTCAAGGTGTGTTGGCTGCAAATGGTATCTTAAACACAAAAGCCGAGCGTGATAGAACTCGCCCACTCTTTCACAAAGCTTATGAAGAGATGGGGATAGATGTTCCTCAAACTATAAATCGCTTGGTTACAAAAAGGTAATCACATGAAAAAATATGGATCATACTTTTGGATGATTGCAGCAATAATCTGCGGCGCTCTATTTGGTTCAGTTTTAGCCTCTGTGCACCCAGAAACTATATGCAGACCATACACTGATGGTAGTACACATTGTGTAAATTATTGGGTTAGAAACTAATGAAGATTCCTTATTTGATAAAGGCGGCTTTGAGTAAAACTATTCGGTCTGAAATGGAATCAGATCATTATATTGTAGAGGCTCAAGCTTTAAATCGAGACCTTAAACCCATTGTAGTTCATGGTGGATTTGAAAGAGGAATGACCGATAATGGTCAGCCTTGTTGGTCAGAACATAGCACTAATACTTTCAAGACTGCCGAAGAAGCTCTCGCCTATTCCAAATTCCTTTCAAGCGAAATGTGGGGATTCAAAATTGATCCCAAAACTGTAAAGGCTAAGCGCGTAATAGTTCGTAACATAGAATATTATGACGAATATGACGTTGATGAAGCTGCTCAGTTGATACAAAATCAAAGCGATAGCTACACGGAATATATGAGAAATCGATGACAACAGTCGTGCATTGCAAGAAAGAGCCATACGATGTTTATATCGGAAGAGGTTCTAAGTGGGGCAATCCATTCAAAATAGGAATTGGCGGCACACGCGAAGATGTGATCGCAAAATATTGCGATTATATCGCTGCTCGCCCTGATCTTCTAAATGCCGTAGGTGAAATTAAAGGAAAAATATTAGGTTGTTGGTGTAAACCACTGGCTTGCCACGGAGATGTTTTAGCTGAACTAGCCGAAAATCAGAACTTTATATCTACACCAACGTGAACGCCCGGATCATCGCCCGCATTCATTCCAACATCAACCGAGACATCGTCGTTGATCGGTATAGCTACATTGACGTTCAAGGCTTTTCTCAAAGCTGATTGAATAGCTTCCTCATCAAAGCCGTGAGCATTTAATACACCCGTGATCGTTTTTGAGTTCAAAATGTCGTGCATTGCAGCATTAGCGATTTTGTAAATAATCGTATTATCATTAGGATTAATAATTGTGGCTGTGAAAGTCGTATTATCAGCCGTAACATCGTCATCAGCACTGTAATCAGGCGTTATGACAAGTTCTTTTCCATCGGATAGAGTTATATCGGTCATAACTCTATTTAGGAATCCAAGGCTTGAAAATTGGGGTGAGTAACATACTACAACTTTTAAGATCGTCAATTATATAAATATCTGCATATGCGCGCTTATGAAATTCTAAACGAGAAAACTACCGAGAACATGGAAGTTCTGCGAGATTGTGTCGATCTTCTAATTAAGAACTTGCCTTACAAATTCAAGGCCAATATGAGCGATGGACTCCAAGGTGATCGATTGTCGGGACTGAATGAAATTATTAAGAAGTATGCAGGTACGCGTTATGAAGAACCTGTCAAGGCTCTCTATCAACAAGTCTTCGTGTTCAATAATAATATGCCGATCACGGGCACGTTGGGTGCCTATATTGGCAGACCGCATAATATATTTAAGTTCAACATATCTGGGCTGATGGGCGAATGTCGAGATTTTACACTTGAAGAACTTTTAGCGTTTAAAGGAAACAAAGCGATTAAAACATTTCGTGGCATTATTCTTCACGAAATTCGTCACATGTTTCAATCTGTCATGTATAAAAATTATTTCTATGGTGGCAGAGATGATGATTACAAGAAATCTCCAATTGAGATTGACGCAGCTTGGGTTCATCATCTGGAAGACTATAACATCGATGATTTTACAACAGCCGAATCCTATGCCAATGTCGTTATGTCTTCCTTTGCTGGCTACAAGAACCTGACACCAAAGGAACAAGAGCACTTCCGTCGTAAGACAATTCGTTATTACCAAGATCATACGACTGGTAATAAGTCTGCTGCTGGATCGAACGCTAAGGAGCGGCTTCTACTGGCACGTAGTGCTGCCATCAAGCTTGCAGTCAATGCGCTGGCAAAGGTAAGGAACGATTATGATCTGCGTAATGTGCCCGGTTACAATAAAGAATCAAAGTTCTTCTTATTCCCTGATCGCGCCTTTCGTGGAGCCGCATCGATCCTCTCAAGCGATGCCCGAGTTACGGCTGTCAATGCACCGATTATTTGTTTGGCTTTGGCTCTCACTATGCCGCCAGAGGATAAACCCTTGATCCAGAAGCTCTTAAAGAGCAAAGGCGTGACAGCTCAAGAAGCACTGTCGAATGCCGATGAAGCGTTCGCGGACGGTTGGGATATCCCCGCAATCAAAAGTGAAATCAGCAAAGCCTTTGATTGAATTTTATAACTTGAGGTGACTGAGATCGGACAGTTCAGTCCCATCGGTCTGAACCCAGAATCCTTGCTATATAAATCAAGCGATCTCAGAACGGCATTCTACGCCTGTCACCTGCCACCACCCAAAACGGCATAGTAGCAAACTTGATATGATCATGGTCGGATTCGAACCGACATCCAATGGTTTTTAGACCCTTGCTCGTCCGTTGAGCTTCATGACCTATGGGTAGTTCGCTACACTACTAAAACCCGAAGGTAGTAATTCTGCTAAACCCAGTTATAGACTGGTTGCGCGCTTAATCCATAATCCTATATATGCTCATTCGAGCAAATTCGAAACAATGCTGCGACCGCTCTTTGCGATCCACTCCATCGCGGCCTATTCGGGCAGAAGCACGATGAAATCTGACGGGGGTCGAACCCGTGCATACATTGCCCTTTCGCTTGGTTCGGTCGCGACAACTCCCCAAGCTACAACAGTGTGCCCATTCGGGCGAATTCGTAATGGAGCAGAGAACTCTCTAGAAAAGCCTCGTTCGTTGAACGCATTCGCATTCCAAACACAGGAATGCGACCATCCAACTAGCTCCACACTTTCATCTGAACAATCTGCAGATTGTCCAAGACTACAACTTGCCAGCTTCTTGCGCTATGCGCCGTAGCGTCCGCTCGCGCGGAGTCAGGCTTGGGGACTTGCACCCCGCTGCATCTGGCCCCGAACTCTGCCGGGCGTTTCTCAATAATTTGGTCGGGCGGTGACCTCTAAAAAGAGGGCGCCGGATGCAGAACCGATATACTGCGAGGGGCGTTTGCAACCACCTTCCCGCCTACTTTCGTTCGTCTTCCTCACACGGATATCTCCCGTGCTGACCAAAACTTTAAAAGGTAACACTCTCTCTTACACGCGTCTCGCCACAGCGGCAACGCTGGTATTTGAGAACGGCACCCCAACTTG